GATCCTTGGTATCTCCGCTGGCTATGGCGCTGGCAAGACGCGTGCGTTATGCGCAAAGGCGGTAATGCTCGCCGCAGCAAACCAAGGTTTCATCGGCGCTGTGATGGAGCCGACCGGGCCGCTGATCAGAGACATCTGGCAGAACGACTTCGAAGACTTCCTAGAGGCATACAACATCCCATACACCTTTCGTGCATCGCCGCTGCCGGAATACACGCTGCACCTGCCAGGTGGTGATACCAAAATCCTGTGCCGGTCATTTGAAAACTGGACGCGGATCATTGGCCTCAACCTTGCGTGGGTATTGGCCGATGAGATCGACACCGTAGCGCCATCCATTGCCGGCCGGGCATTTCCAAAGATCCTTGGCCGCTTGCGGTCTGGTAATGTCCGGCAGTTTGGTGCTGCATCAACACCAGAGGGTTATCGGTGGATGTGGCAAACATTCGCCAGTGAAGAAGCACAAGGCCGCGAAGATCGCAGGCTCATCAAGATGCGGTCCATTGATAATCCACACCTGCCGCCGGATTTTATCGAACGGCTTGAGGCAAACTACGACCCAAATCTGCTTAAGGCATATCTGCTGGGTGAGTTCGTCAACCTCACCACCGGCACCGTATATGACCGCTTCGACCGCAGTAAACATGTCATCACTGAGCTGCCGGACATCAGCCGCGAACCATTGCGTATTGGCGTTGACTTCAACGTGGGCAATATGTCAGCAGTGATTGGCGTCCGCGTTGGCAGTGGCCTAGTCATCATCGACGAAATCTCAGGTGCACACGACACTGACGCATTGGGCCAAGAGATCCGCGCACGTTATCCCGACCACCGCATCTACGGCTATCCCGATGCCAGCGGCGGTAACCGCAGCACCAACGCAACGCAGACTGATATTCAGATCCTTGAAACCTATGGCATCAGCAACCAATCGCCTAAGGCAAATCCTCCCGTCCGTGATCGCGTGGCTGCTGTTCAAGCTTTGCTGGAAAACGGCAAAGGCCAAGTCCGGCTCAGCATCAGCCACACCTGCAAACGACTGATCGAATGTTTGGAACTGCAATGCTGGACCGAAAAGGGCGAACCTGACAAGGACACCGGCCATGACCACATGAATGATGCACTGGGCTACGTCATCTGGCGTGAGTTCAACCCGCTGCACGCCAATGCTGGCCGATCCACTGGAATCAGACTATACTAATCCGGCAATCCATTACCACTACCCATGCTCAAGGGTGCTGAACTACTCGCTAAGGTCAAAGAGCTGACCGGCAGCGTCACTAAATCTGAGTTGGTCCGTGACTGCGGCTACACCACCGCCAACAGGGACGGCAGCGAACGGTTGAACTTCACTGCTTTCTACGATGCACTGCTGGAAGCAAAAGGCGTTGAACTTGGCGGCAAAGGCAAAGCCGGTCGGCGTTTGACCTACAAGACCAAGGTGCAATTCAACGGCAAGCTGCAGATCGGCGATGGCTATCTCCGTGAAATGGGCTACGATCCTGGCACTGAGTTTGACATCAAGCTTGGCAAGTCCAGCATCACGCTGATCGCTGCATCGTAAACTGACCTTATGATTGCGGCGCTGTAATGTACTCCGGCTTCAATTTCTACGACCGGCCGACAGCGCAGCGCCGCGTCACACGCGTGCAGGATCCATCCGCTGCGTGGTACGCGCAAGAGGCGCATTGGATCCTCATTGAGGACTTGATGTCCGGCACCTATGGGATGCGCAAGAAGCATCGCCGTTACCTGCCGCAGGAACCACGCGAGCAAGACGAGTCCTACGACAACCGCCTTGCACGTAGCGTATGCCCGCCGTACTACCAGCGCCTTGAGCGGATGCTGGCCGGTATGCTCACGCGCAAGCCCGTCAGGCTTGATGACACTGCAGACGTGATCCGCGAGCAGTTGTTTGATGTTGACATGCTCGGCAATGACCTCAACGTCTGGACATACGAAACCACTCGCAAGATGATCCGTTATGGCCACATTGGTGTACTGGTGGATGCTCCAAGTGATGGCAATGGACGCCCGTATTGGGTGGCATATACGCCACGTGAAATCCTCGGTTGGCGATCAGAGCAGCAAGAAGGCCAGCAGGTATTGACGCAGCTGCGCCTGCTAGAGCACATCAACGTACCGGATGGTGAATACGGCGAGAAGGTCGTTGAGCAGATTCGCCTGCTGACGCCTGGTGCATTTGAGCTGCATCAAAAGCAAGACAGCGGTGAGTTTGAGCTGGTGGATGAAGGCACCACCAGTTTGAGTGAGATTCCATTCAGCGTGGCATACAGCGGCCGCGTTGGTTACATGGAGTCGCGCCCGCCGCTGGAAGATATCGCAGAGCTAAACCTTAAGACGTATCAAATCCAAAGCGATCTAGACAATCAACTGCACATTTCTGCAGTGCCGATGCTGGCGTTCTATGGTTTCCCATCCAGCGCAGAAGAGGTATCAGCTGGTCCCGGTGAAGCCATTGCATTTCCAGCAGAAGGCCGCGCTGAATACATCGAGCCCGATGGCAAGAGCTTTGACTATCAATTCCGCCGGCTTGAGCAGCTTGCGTCGCAGATCAATGAGCTTGGCCTCAGTGCAGTGCTTGGCCAAAAGCTCAGCGCAGAAACCGCCGAAGCAAAACGCATCGACCGCAGCCAAGGCGACAGCACCATGATGGTCATCGCGCAGAACATGCAAGACATGATCGACAACTGCTTGCAATTCCACGCGCAATACCTCGGCAACAGCACTGCACCGGGCAGTTGCCTTGTCAACCGTGACTTCCTCGGCAGCCGCCTTGAGCCGCAAGATGTGCAAAGCTTGCTGCAGCTTTACACTGCCGGCACCATCACGCAGGAAACACTGCTGCAGAACCTCGCTGATGGTGAAGTGCTCGGCGATGACTTTAACGTGGATGAAGAGCTGGCGGCCACTGCCAATGCGGGCTTGGATTTACAGGGCACTGGACTGGATAACGGACAGGCTCGTTGATCTCATGATCATGATTGAACCCAAGCGCCCGCGTAAGCAGACGCTGGACTATCACGTCTCGGTGCTGCCTGAGGAAATCCTCGCCATCGTGCGCGTCACATGGTACAAAGACGGCAAAGCAGATGAAGTGGATCAAATCACGCTGATGGAAGACGGCCAGAACGGTTATGACGCCTTTGCATCATTGGTCGGCAGTGCACTAAACCGTGGCGCTAATGTCAGCATCCGCTCTGGTTACAGCCCAGAGGATCTTGGCATTGAACAATGAGCACACCGGAGGCGCTATATCGTAATGCGATCGACCTGAATAGGTATAGCAATAGCGTCGCGCGGCGTATCATCAATGCCTACAACGACATCATCATTGATGCTGCAAATCAGCTGCGCACCATTGATGAACTAGCAGCACCGGTCAAAGCAGCACGGTTGCGTGCGATCCTTGCGCAGTTACGTGACAGTCTTGCCACATGGGCTGGTGATGCAACAGAGCTGACTGCATTGGAACTGCAAGGCTTAGCCGAGCTGCAATCTGAATTTGTCACTGAGCAACTGGCGCGTGCATTGCCGCCAGGGCAGCGCAATGCAGTGCGCACCGTAGAGATCAGCCCGCAATTTGCGCAGTCTGTGGTCACCACTGATCCAACTGAGATCAATGTGGTGGCACTCAGCGATGATCTATTTGCTGCAGTGCAAGGTGCACCGCAAACATTCAACCTAACCGCAGCGCAAGGTACAGCAATCACGTTGCCAAATGGTCGCGTCGTGCGCAAGGCATTTCGTGGTATCGCCGTTGATTCCGGTGAGCGGTTTTCGCAGGTAGTACGCCAGGGCTTGCTGACTGCTGAGCCGACGCAGGATATCGTCAAGCGTTTGATCGGCAAGCTTGAGTTTGGCGAAACTGCACGCACTGCAGCGCAACTAGCAGCAGCCGGCGGTCAGGCAACAGCAGTAGCCGACAATCAGATCATCACCCTTGTGCGTACCAGCGTCAACCAAGTTGCTAATGCAGCCAGCCAGCAGGTGTATGAAGGAAATCAAGACATCACTCAAAAGTATCGCTATGTGGCAACATTGGACACCCGCACCAGCAGCATTTGTCGTGCATTGGATGGTAAGGAGTTTCCATATGGCAAAGGTCCAACACCGCCGCAGCACTTCAACTGCAGGTCAACGACAGTGCCGGTGATCGACTACGAAGAGCTGGATCTCATCCCGCCACCACCAGCAAAGCGTGCCAGTGCTGGTGGCTTGGTGCCGGCTGACACCACATACGGTGAATGGCTAGCCAAGCAAGACCGTGCAACAAAGGCCAAAGCGCTCGGCGATAGCAAGGTGCCTTACTTCAACATGCTGGCCAAAAAGCACGGTCCGCAAGCGGCTATCGCAAAGCTCGTGCGGGACGATGGCTCGGAAGTAACCTTAGAGCAGCTACGCAAGCGATATGGCACTGCCAAGCCTTAGGCATTTCCGCAGCGAAGGTATCTACACCATCAGCAGTGATCCGGTCGAGGCATTGATCGGTGAAGCATGGGTGCCAGCGCGTTACACCGACAGGGGTTGGGCGACAGCGGATGGCTCTATGCTGCTGTCAGGTGTTGAGGACTGGCGCTATGCCATTGAAGAAGGGCAAGTCACAGGCTGTGATATCAGAAAACATCCGCCGCGAGATCAAGAAGGGCAAGCCGCCAAAGCAAGCAGCAGCAATCGCGTACGCAAAAGCAGGAAAAAGCCGCAAGCGTAAGCGCAAGTGATAGCCTACGATTGCACTTAACCCTGCGGGTTATTCATGTCCGACGAACAGCAAACCCAAAAGCCTGCGGCTGAGGGTGACAACACCGAAGCGTTGCAGCGCAGCGTTGAGGCACTAGAACGCAAGAACCAAGAGCTGATCGCTGAGCTGCGTGCAGCCAAGAAATCCAAGGCGCCTGATGGTGTCAATGTGGATGAACTGCTGGAATTCAAGCGCAACTACGAACAGCAGCAGCTTGAAACACAAGGCAAATACCAAGAAGCCAAGCAAGCGCTAGAGCAGCAGTTCCGTGAGGCAACCACAGAAAAGGATCAGCGCATTGCAGAACTGGAAAGCCGCGTGCGTGAACTTGAGCTAGTAACACCAGCCGTCAGTGCATTGGCTGACATCGTGCACGACCCTGATCTTGTGCTAAAGACCAAGCTGTCAGCCGACAAGATCGAGCGTGAGCCGGATGGCACCGTCGTGGTCGTTGACGGCTACCAGCGCACACCTGTTGGCGAATGGGCAAAGCAGTCGCTGCCAGCGTGGATGCAAAAGCAGCCCAAGCCGCAAGGCTCCGGTGCACCAACAGGTCGCAGCAGTGGCGACATTCCTGCAGGCACAAAAAACCCATTCCTGCCTGAATCGTTCAATCTGACCGAGCAATCACGCCTATTCCGCACTGATCGTGATCTCTATGACAGGCTTAAGGCTGCAGCAGGACGCTAGTATTTGTGTGTCCGCTCGTGATGGCTGCGCCGCATTGAGCCTGCTGGGCTGCGCCCAAACCGTAAACCATTCCTTTGAGGATTAGTCATGGCGACCCTTCGCTCTGACATCATCATCCCCGAGGTAT